ATATTATGAAGATGAGAATTATTCTCAATTACTAAACATAGATAAGGAGAAAAGTAATGAGCATTAAAAAAGGTATAAATAAAGGAGACTTAGTATATATTAGTTCTATTTCTCCTAAAGATGTGTTACATAGTTATGGCGGTACTAGAGCTAGAGGGTGTTATGTAAGTGAAGCAGAGGTAAAGCTATCTAGTCTAGTGGGTATGGTAGGCAGACTAATGGGGTACAGAGAACCAGAGGGGGAAAATAACAAGTCTGGTATGACAAAAGCAGTAGTTAGGTTTACTCTACCAAACAATTTCTTTGTGTATGATGAGGATATGAGGTATTATAATAGAATGTATAATCCTAAAGCAGACGAGAATAAAGGAGTTAAAGTGGCTAAGTTTGATGTCTTATTCTCTACTGGAGTAAAGTTAGAACCTGTTAGCTTAATGCCTAGCGACCTTAGATATGGTTACGCTGTAAACGACTTAGCAAGAGAACACGTTAAAGGTGCGAAAAACGATAACGAGAGTTGGTATGAATCTGAGTCTGACTTTATTCCTGAGACTTATTCTGACAGGGTAGGTTAATGTCTCTAAGTAGAAGTGAGTTTGTACCTTACGCACCCAAAGATAGAGGGGGGCAGACACATATACACCATTGTAAGCAAGGTCATAATAATGACCGATTATATATAAGGAGAAATGAAGATGAGTCAATCGTTGCTTATTGCCACCATTGTGGCAAATCTGGCTATTCTTTTCCTGACAATACACAGATTAGAAAAGCTAAAGATGTTCACATACATACTTGGAGACATGGTAAACCTAGCTCTGAATCAAGTAGCACAAGTGGACAAGAAAACCTCAGAAAAACTTGGGATAAAAAAGACAAACTTTACGAGAGACATAGAGCAACTTATGAAGAACAACCCTTTCTAATTAAAAGCCGTATTAATCAAGAACTTATAGACAAGTACGAGATTAAGGTAATAGGAGATAGGATTTATTTCCCAGTTTTTGACTCTGCTGGGGAGAATTTAAAAGTTGTACTTGGCAGAGGAGAGAATCCTAAGTGGTTGGCTGAGTGGGTGTCTGCTGATAAAACCTATACCCCAATAGGTAGTGGAGACACCTGTGTTGTAGTGGAAGATGTTGTGTCTGCTATAAGAATAGCAGAATGTGGGTATTCAGCACTCCCATGTTTAAGTAGCAGTTTAAGAGATTCGTTGTTGCCAAACCTTGAAAATTATGGTACAATAGTGGTGTGGTTAGATAATGATAATTCTCAGGTATTATATAATACACTCAAGATTAAAAACAAAATCAATTTAATAAATGATAACGTCTGGATATGTAGGGGTAAACAGCCAAAGGACGTTAGTGATATGGATATAATAAAATATATTGGGGGTATAGAAAAACATGGAAATAAAGAATAAACTTCTAAAAATAATCAGAACTCCCCTGTTCAAACAAAGAGTTGTTAAAGATAAAACTAAATATGATAGAAAGATAAAAAATAGAAAGGAAAAAGAATGGAGTTAGATATATTATTATTATTATCTATTAAAGATAATTATTATAAGTATAATAAATATATAAAAGATTATACTTTAACTAAAGAATGTAATCTTATATTAAGAGATATGGATTACTATTATACCAAGAACCCAACATACAATATTGTTAAATGGTCTGATTTTTCTACTTGGTTTTGTGCTGTAAAGCACTCATCTTGGAACGAACAAGTATTAAAAACCTATCAGATTATTTTCAAAAAGCTAGAAAAGAAATCCTCTGGAGATATACCAAACGAGGAGATTGTCAAACACTTTGTTACTATGGACTACGCAACTAAGATATTTAATGAGGTAGCCAAAATAGCAGAGGGGTTGTCGAGCGACATGACTCCAGTATATGACCTAGTAAATGAGCATCAAAGTTCTATGCCAGATGATTTTGAAGATACCTCTGTACTGACGGATAATGATTTAGAAGATTATATTTTAGATGCCAGTAACCAATCTGGTTACGCATGGAGACTAGAGTGTTTAAACGACTCCATTGGTCATACTGGAATTGGAGATTTAATTTGTGTAGGTGGCAGACCAGATTCGGGAAAGACTACGTTACTAGCAAGCGAAGCTACACATAGAGCTAGTCTAATGCCAGAGGGTAAGCACGTTATCTGGATTAATAACGAAGAAAGAGGGCAGAAAGTTAGATTGAGACAGATACAATCTGCAATACAGAAATCAAAAGCCGAAGTGTTTAGTAATGTGCCTAAAGCTATAGAGGAATACCAAGCGGTAGTAGGTGGAGAGAATAGGATAATTATAAAAGACTCGGCAAACGTAAGTATAGCAGAGGTAGAGAAACTTATAAAAGAGTACCCGCCAGAGTTAATAATAATAGACCAGTTGAGTAAATTAGTAAGCTCTAATAGTTCTAAATACAACGAAGCACAGAGAATACAAGCATTGGGAGAACAGGCAAGACAATGGGCAAAAGAACATTGTACTGTTATCTTTACTATTTGGGCAGACGGCACAGCAGAGGGAGAAAAGTGGATAGAAATGAATCAGTTATACGGAAGTAAGACAGGTGTTCAGGGAGAGTGTGATGCTATAATTACAATAGGACGTAGCAACGAAGAAACTGTAGCAGATAGAAACAAGAGGTACATATACATACCAAAGAATAAGATATGTGGTGGAGATTCATTATTGATTAATGGTAAGTTTGATGTTACAATAGAACCTGTCAAGGCGAGATTTAACAATGGATAATAAATACTGTGTACTTGACGTAGAAACTACTGTTAATAACACAGATAAAGACAAAAAGAAATGTGGTCTTGCGACTCCGTTTGATGATAACAATAGGATAGTAGCTATAGGAATAAAAACACCAGATGTTATAGCACCAATACTATTTTATAAGCAAGAGGACGGAATGGAATTTATAAGACTAAGACGTAGTAAGAAATTTATAAAAGGAATGGAAGAACCAAAGGGGTATCAAGACCATAAACAGAAAGCGTGGTGTAATGATTATATTAAGTCTGTTGTTAAATGTCCTATAGTAGTAGGTCATAATATAGCGTTTGACATTTGCCATATACTTAAAAACACAGCTATGAATCCGTATGTAGAAGAACTCCGTAAAGGTATACTAGAAAATAAAATTGTAGTTTGGGATACTATGTTAGTAGAATATATACTTAGTGGTCAGTCGTGGAGATACCCCTCTCTTAATAAGGTATGTAAGAAGTATAAGTTGCCAGTAAAAAATGATGAGGTTAAAACTCTTTGGGATTCTGGTTGCAAGACAGAGGATATACCTAGAGATATGTTGTTGGAGTACCTTGAACATGACGTTGAAGTTACTGAACAGGTGTTTAAAAAACAACTAGCGAGAGTTAATGCAGAGGGTTTAAAATCAATAGTGTTTGATGAACTTAGAGCTAGAATGGCTACTATAATTGCTGAGTATAATGGAATGGCGTTTGATGAAACTCACGCTTTCAGACTACATAAAAAACTAGACGGAGAGATAGAGTATATGGAAAGCCAGTTAATAGACACAGTATTTAAACATAACAAGATAACAAAATATAGCAAAGAGTTTGAGGATAGTATTAACTTTGGCTCACATGACCAAGTATCTGCTATGCTTTTTGGTGGAGTATTAAAGTGGAAAGAAGCTAAGATAGTAAATGATGAAAATGGAGACATAGTAGTTTACAAGTCTGGTCTAAAGAAAGGTGCTATTAAATATAAGAATACGGAATTTACAAAAGAACTTAAACCTATGTGTGTTGCTCACGATAAGTGGAAATCTAAAAAATCAGGTATATTCTTTACGTCTGATGAGGTGTTACAACAACTATTAGATACTTTTAGTAGTGTGAGAGAAACTTCCAAATTTGTTTCTCTTATCCAAGAACACAGAGAAGCCAGAAAAGAAAGAGACACATACCTAACTGGATTAACTAAAGTTTGTTGGGCAGACGGATTACTACACCCTACTTTTAATCATGTCGAGACTCCAACAGGGAGATTATCATGCAGAAACCCAAATCTACAAAACATAACAGCAAAGACGTAAAAGAAATGTTAGACCAAGATAAATTTTATCAAGATATACAAGACCAACAAGATGCTGACTGGTGGCATCAAATAGACCTTGAGCTACAACAGCAAATGGACGAAGAAGATGAAAGAATACTTGAAGAAGAATCTAAACTGAACTCAAGCCGTCAAGAAATACTAGACGATTTAAACAGCAAGGTTTGTCCAAGAGGTAAAAAATGAGGGGTACAATAGTGGTTTTTATCCTGGTTGCTCTTGCTATAATAACAGGAATAATAGATGCAAATCTTAGACTAGCAGAAAAAAGAGAGAACCAAGTTGCTCAACAGGATTGGACAATAGAAGATTTATACAACCCCACAGACGAGTGGTGCTTCCTCGACCAAGAACACCCATTACCAGTTGATTGCCAATTTAAAACTACCTTTTTAGGAAAGGAGATAGAGTGATGAATCCAGATAATATAAAAGAGCCACAACACTATACTAAGTGGAAGATACAACCAGTACAATTTATGATAGAGAATGAGATACCATACGCAGAGGGTAATGTTATAAAATATGTTATGCGGTGGAGATACAAGGGTGGTCTTGAGGACTTACACAAAGCTAGAGAATACATTAATATACTTATAGATATGGAACTTAAAAAAGATGTCTAATATAAGAGAGTGTTTTAAAAGTAGGAGAGAGTTTGGTAAACTAATTGAAGCAGACTATTCTCAACTAGAGATAAACGTACTTGCTCTACTGTCCGAAGATGCTATGCTTATAAAAGATTTAAAAAGTGGTAGAGATTTACATACCATGAGAGCATCAGAGTTGTATAATATAAAAGAATATGACGTTACTAAAAAGCAGAGGAGACTAGCAAAGACTCTTAGCTTCCAATTACAGTATGGTGCGGGTGCAAAAACTATGGCTCAGATAAATAAGATACCATATCAGGTAGCCAAAGATTTTATATACAACTTCTTTGATAGATATGAAGATGTTTGGCGGTGGCATGGAGACTTACAAGCTCATGTAAGCAATAATCGTCAGCATAATGGAGAGAGAACTCCAATGGGTTTACCTAGATACCGATGTGAAATGTCTACTATAACAGGAAGAAAATTAGTATTCAAGGATTATGACTCTAAATACAAGAAAGGAGAAACAGCTTTCTCTCCTACAGAAATAAAAAATTATCCAGTACAGTCGGTAGCTACTGACATAATGAAGATAGCTCTAGGTGCTTTGGCTTATAAGTTGTGGTTTGATACTGATATGTGTATTATCAACACCATACACGACAATATAATGTTAGACGTTGCAGAAGAACAGCATACAAACGCTTGCAAATATCTTAAATGGGCTATGGTGGACAGAACAACGCAGATACTAAAGAGTAGGTATGACATAGAGCTACCAGTTCCACTACAAATTGAGATAAAATCTGGTGGTAGTTGGGATTGTATGGAAAAGGTTGACCTACCTTTTATGCAGTATCAGGGGGTTGACATACCCAATATATAGTGGTATAATATAGGTGTATTATAAAATTATATTAGCTAAAGGAGTTTATATATGAGTGCAATTTATGAAGTAGAGGGTGTTTTAGAGTCCGTATCAAAGAACCAAAAAGGATTTAAAATTGACGGAGAATGGTACAATTCTTTCTTAGCACAGCATGACGCTAGGTATAAAGATACTGTTAAATTCAAAGTAAAAGAAAAGGAATCTGGCGGTAGGGTTTATAAGAATATAGAGGGAACTATTGAGGTTCTTAGTGGAACAGAAGTTAAAGACGAAAAAACAGGAGAGAAAAAAATGGTAGCTTTTCCAATAGGCTCTACAGACAAAGAGCGTAGTATTATTAGGAGACACGCTGTTAGTGCATCAACGGAATTACTATCTTCTATGTCTAAGGTGGGCGTGGAAGTACAGATAGATTCTGATTCTGTTTTAGACCTCGCTCGTAAGATAGAATACTATACCTCTGGCGATGATATTAAGGACTTAATGGAGTCATAATGCCTAGAAGTGCTTTAGTTGACGGAGATATTATAGTATATAGTTGTGGTTTTGCTTCTGATATACGAGAGTGGCATTGTCCTGACGGAACTATATTTTCCTACAATAAGGAAGCAAAGGAATATTGTGATGATAATGGACTAGATAAAGAAGAACTAGAACTAAAATATACATCTAGTCCGTTATCTCACACCTTACACAATGTTAAGTTAGTATTAAATAAAATTTTAAAAGAAACAAAATCTAAACAGCTAATAATATATTTAACAGGAAAAGAGAATTTTAGGAATGATGTACCCTCTCCCTTAAAGTATAAAGGTAATAGAGACCCAAACCATAAACCCACTCAGTACAAAGAAATTATAGGATTCTTATTAGAGAACTATAATACTATAATAACTAATGGAGAAGAAGCTGATGATGCTATGGGTATAGAGCAGTCATCAAGACCTTACGGAGATACAGTTATTTGTACTAAGGATAAAGACTTAGATATGATTAGGGGATTGCATTATAATTGGACTAAGAACAAAGAACCCTACGAAGTATCAGAGGAACAAGCTATAAAATCTTTCTATACGCAGTTGCTTACTGGAGATAGAGTAGATAACATACAAGGTATTTATGGTATAGGTAATAAGAAAGCATCTAAAATCTTAGATGGCATAGAAGAAGAACAAGACTTGCTAAAAGCTGTACTTGAACAATATGAAAAAGCAGGTCTAACAGAAGATAACTTAGTAAATAATGGGAGACTACTATGGATAAGGAGAAAGAACAGGGAAATGTGGACTCCAAATTTAAACTTTTAAATTTCCCAAAAACAGAAGAAGAAGTACCTGAGACTCTACCAGAGTATAGTATAAACGCTGTGTTTAGTTCTGGCAAAACTATACAGATTATTTGTTCTGGTTTTATGCCTATGCCAGAAGTCGGTATAGGTGTTATTGGTTTTTGGTCTGGTAAAACAGAAGCTATCCATACAATACTAAACTGTAATAAAATAGACTTTCTGGACGTTGAAGAACGTGAAGTTTAAAGGTAAGAGTAAATTTGAAATTCGTCTTGGTAGAGAACTAACTGAAGCGAAAGTTAAATTCTCATACGAATCAGAGAAGTGGCACTATAAAATAAAACCTTATAACGCTACTTGTTCTGCTTGCGGGAGTGGAGAGGTGTATGAGACTCGTATATACACTCCTGATTTTTTCTTACCCTCTGGAGTAGTGGTAGAAGCTAAAGGAAACTTTACTCCTAAGATGAGAACTAAAATAAAAGCAGTAATAAAATCCAATCCAAGCAAAGATTTAAGGATTGTTTTTATGCAAGATAATTATTTAACTAAAACTAGGAAGAAAAGGTATAGCGATTGGTGCATACAACAAGGCATCGAGTACGCAATATACTCTATTCCAGAGGAGTGGACGTAATGTCAGGAATCATTGTATTTGACATAGAAACAACAAACTTGAAAGCAAACTTTGGACACATTCTTTGCTTTGGTTACAAAGAGTTAGGGAGTAAAAGAACTAAAGTTCTTAGTATATCTGACTATCCGTCAGCATTTAAGAAAGACCCGACTAATGATTACTTACTATGTAAAGACATAGCAAAGGTATTATCAGATGCAGATGCGTGGATAACTTGGTATGGTATAAGGTTTGACGTACCTTTTATACAGTCTAGGTTATTAGACCACAAGTTACCAACACTACCAAACACACCTCACATAGATGGTTGGAGAACAGCTAGATATAAGATGTGTTTAAATAATAATAGGTTAGCTACAGTACAAGCGTTCCTAGAGTTACCAGATGCTAAGACAACTCTTGAACCTAAGACTTGGAGACGAGCAATAGCGGGAAACAAGTCTGCTATTAAGTATGTGAGAGACCATTGTAAATATGATGTTCTTGTTTTAGAACAAGCCTACTTAAAGATAAGACCTTTGGTTGTAAACCACCCGAACTTGAACTTATTGAACAAGACAGAGAAATGTTGTTCATACTGTGGCTCAAAGAATTTGAGGTACAAAGGGGAAGTTATTGCTCACACGAGAATCTACGACAGATACCATTGTTTAGATTGTGATGCGTACCCAAGAGCTAGGAGTTGTAAGAAGATTCTCATTCCTGAGATAAGAAGTGCCTAACCATGACACTTACTCTCGAAGAAATCAAGGAGAAGATAATCTTAGAGTACGACCCCGACTTAATCATAGAAGTTCTTGAGATAACTACTGAGGAACTTCTTGATAATTTCGAGGATAAGTTAATAGATAATTTGTATAAATTTGATGTAGGAGAAGAAACATGACAGGAAAAGAAACAGAAGACGCTTTAGTGAAAAGAACTATTGGTAGTTCTACTGGTAGGTTTGCACAAAGAGCGGGAAAGTTATACGAAGAAGTGTACACACATGAGTATACTTTAAGTTGGAGTGGACAGTTACGAACAACCAAAATGGGTTGGAGAGAACTTCCAGATTTACCAGAAGATGCTAACATTTTAGAGGATATTTAATATGAGATATATAATGATATGGGTATTTTTAATAGTATTAGGTTGTCTTTATGGGTGCGACAAAGATAAAGCACCAGTTGTAGAACCCAAAGCGGGATATAAGTACGAGCCATTAGAAGAATCTTCTTTAAAAGAAAACGAACTTGTAAACCATACTTGTACTCCTTTTTGTGCAGACTTTATAGTTGCAGACCACGCTAAAGACGAAGTAGAGTTTTTACTAAGGCGGTCTATATTTTTTACTGAGGATATGATAGCTTGGTATCAAGAAAACCAATGGGATTCTAGTGAGTTAGAATCAAAGCTAGATTATCTAAAAATAAAATTCGCAAAGGATATAGAGTAATGTTATGAGTCTATATGAAGAATATATACACCAAAGTAGATACGCAAGATACCTACCAGAAAAGAAACGTAGGGAAACTTGGTCAGAAACAGTAAACAGGTATATATCTTTTTGGAAAGATAGAGTACCAACGGAACTACACCCACAGTTAGATGAGTGCAGACAATTTATCTTATCTAAGAAAGTAATGCCGTCTATGCGTTGTCTTATGACTGCGGGAGAAGCATTAAAGAAAGATAATGTTGCGGGATATAATTGTTGTTTTGTAGCTATGGATAACGCTAGAAAGTTTAGCGAGATTATGTATATATTAATGTGCGGAACTGGCGTGGGGTTCTCTGTGAGCAAATCTGAAGTAGATAAACTTCCAATGGTTGCAGAGGACTTCCACCCAACTGATACTATCATCTGTGTTCCAGATAGCAAGATAGGTTGGTCTAAGTCTTTTAAAGAGATTGTAACTTTACTATATTCAGGACAAATCCCTAAGTGGGATATAAGTAAAGTTAGAAAGGCGGGTATGCCTTTAAAGACATTTGGCGGTAGAGCTAGTGGTGCTGAACCTCTAGTGGAATTGTTTAAGTTTTGTGTTGATGTATTTCAAAACGCTAAAGGAAGAAAACTTAAACCTATTGAAGTACACGATATAGTCTGTAAGATTGCAGACATTGTAGTAGTAGGCGGTGTCCGTAGGTCTGCTTTAATATCTTTATCTGACTTAGATGATAGAGAAATGCAGAAAGCTAAAAGCGGTCAATGGTGGTTAGACTACCCACATAGAGCGTTAGCTAACAATTCAGTATGTTACATGGACACACCCGCTCTAAGTGTATTCTTAGATGAGTGTTCTAGTTTATATGAATCAAAGTCAGGAGAGCGTGGTATCTATTCTGTACCATCAGCTCAACGTGTAGCAGAAAGAAGTGGACGTAGAGACCACGAGTATAAGTTTGGAACGAATCCGTGTTCTGAGATAATTCTCAGGGATTCAGAATTTTGTAACTTATCAGAGGTCATAGTACGTGCGGGAGATAGTCAAGAAAGATTAAAAGAGAAAGTTAGAGTAGCCACCATTCTAGGTACTTTGCAATCTACATTGACTGATTTCAGATTTCTTTCTAAAGACTACAAGAGTAACTGTGATGAGGAAAGATTACTAGGTGTTAGTTTAACTGGCATACTAGACCACGCTTCTCTTGGCGACCCTAATAACAAACAACTACCAAAGAAGTTACAAGAACTAAGAGAGGTGTCGATTGAAACTAACAAAGATTGGGCAGATAAGCTCCAAGTTCCTCAGAGCGTTGCTATCACTTGTGTTAAGCCTAGTGGTACTGTGTCTCAGTTGTGTAATACTGCCTCTGGCATACACCCTCGTTATAGCTCTTTCTATATACGGAATGTTAGAGGAGACAAGAAAGACCCACTAAGTAAGTTTATGATAGATAAGGGAATACCATGTAAAGATGCTCCAGAGAAACCTAATGATATGTATGTATTTAGTTTTCCCATACAGTCTCCTAACTCATCTGTGATGAGAGACCAGTATGGAGCTATGAAACAATTAGAGTTGTGGAAGATATATGCTGAACATTGGTGTGAACATAAACCAAGTGTTACTATATACTATAAAGAAAAGGAATTTTTACTTGCTATGTCTTGGGTGTATGATAACTTTGAGTCTATGAGTGGAATTAGTTTTCTACCACATACAGACCACATATATCAAGATGCTCCGTATGAGGAGATAGATGAGGAAAAGTTTAAGAAACTATCTAAGGAAATGCCGAAAGACATTGATTGGACTGAACTTAATGAGGAGCTTGACTATACTACAAGTAGTCAAGAGTTAGCTTGTACTGCGGGAGCGTGTGAGATTTAATTATCTCGCACGTTGTCGTGTAGGTCTATTTCTTTTTCTATTATTTCTTTGTCTAACTCGTTTATTTGAATTTTTTAAGTCGTTAGATGTTCTTGATGCAAAGAAGTTAGTAAAAGCATAAGCTGTGAAGAAAGACGGGTTGGCTATTGGTTTAGGTATGTTTCTCATAAGAAAGTCATAGAACGACTTATCGCCAAGAACTGCTTGTGATGCTTCTCCAAGCGTTTTGTCAATGATTACAGGAGTTAACTGGTCTTGCCATATCTGTGTAAGGTGGTTATCAAAGAAATAATTTTTCTCTTTCTCACCAACTCCCCAAAGTTTCATTATATTAGTGCTAATCATAGCAACTGGGGTTGGGTTGTCGTCTAGCCACCTGTCCAATCTATCTCCACCCTCTATCCAATCTTGAACTTGTCTTTTGGCTGTTTGAGCGGTTGCGTTTGTTCCACCTAATATTAGAGAATACTTAGCGAGTTCTGCTGTTCCCTCTACTACTCTACCATTTGCTATCTTTTGTAAAGCTCTGGTTCTAACTATATCCATTTGTTTTAATGTAAATGTCTTTAGCTGATACATTAATCTGCCAAAACCACCCGCAGTTTTTGTAGCGTTTAGGTATGCTGTTGGCATTTGAGACATTGTTATTGGCTGTACGTCCATAAGCTCATTAAAAAGAACAAACTTTATATCGTCTGTAAGTGGAGCTGAGTCTGGATATATTTTTAAATTAGAAAAATCAGATACTAAGTTATCCATTTCTTCTTTTGTAAAACTATTTCTATACTTAATTTTAAATTCTGCTTGTAAAGCTTTGTTTTTGCCTATATTAGACCACTTACTTAACGCTGAGTTCATAACTACATCTTTACCAAACATATCAACTCTTTTAAATTGAGATAAAGACATAGCTACATCTAAAACATCACCACTAGACCTGATACTTTTTAAATTTAATTTACCCTGTGGGTTTGAATGAGCCATTTCAGCCATAAGTTTTTGACCAAATGTTTCATCATAAGCTATTTTTTTACCACCTGTTAGTAGTTTAGCCCCAGTAACAACAGTTTTAATAACACCATTAGTGTACATAGAAGCCCCTATGTCACCGAACTGAATAAGAGCAGAGTATGGGTTAGCAATAGTTACCATGTAACCAAGATTTTTAACGTGTCTAACCTTTTTACCTAATCCTCTTTCACCTGCTATAAATCTAGATTTTAATATTTCTTCTAAATCATCAATATCTGCTGAATCTAACTTTCCTAATTTAGCTTCGTCTTTTATAAATTGTCCTATACTGTCATCTAAATGAGAATCACCTTCATCTAAATATTTACCAGACTTACCTAAAAATTTTCTAAGCTCTACTTGATGATTAACTTCTCGTATGTAATTAACTAAAGAGTTATCTGATGAATTATAAAAACCTATATTGGTATCATCTATTTCTTTTATAATTCTTCTTTTTTCTGCTGATAAAGTTCTTTCAGAAAGTTGTAAATCTTTACTAATATTTCTATTAAGTATAGCTACTATATCGTCAGGGTCAAACTCTCCTGCTGGAGTACCTTCTCCTTTTACTCCTTTTAATTTATCTGCTTCCCAAGCTTTTAAACCCTTAGTATCAGTTACGTTTCTAGGAAAGTAATTAACTACACCTATATTCTTTTTACTTACTCCTTGTAATTGTTTCCTTTTTCCTTGTAGTATTCTAAGAACATTAGTATCAAATTCATCTACCATTCCTTTGGTTTCACTCATAATTAATCGAGCTTCTTTAAAATTTCCTGAAAATAGAGCTTTGTCTAATGCCCTTTGTTGTGGCTTTGCTAATTTACCATATTGAGTTAGCCAAGGACTAACAGCTCTTATATCACTATTAAAATTAACAGCAAGTTTAAATTCAAACTTTTTTAATTTGCTAGTTATATATGGAGAAATTTTTTCTAATCTAGTTAAAGCTAAACCTGCATATTGGTCTATTTCCTTACCCATAGCAGAAGCAAATTGACCTAAAGGTTTAGTAGTAAGTTTATGTGCTGTTGTATTCTTATAAGCATCAAACATTTTTTTCATTTTAGTAGGAATTAAATGTTTTGGCATTGCTATTTCAGCAGCAGTAGATGCTTTTGCTATTGCTTCTAAACCTACTTTACCTTCTATAGCTGTTAGGCTTTTTTGTATATCTTCTGCACCAAATAGATGTTTATAATTTTCTAGTATAATTTGATTCTTACCAGAAGTAGAGTTCCATGCTTTTTGTGCTGCTTTAAATGGGTCCATCTTATCAACTAAAACAAACTTCTCTACTTTCTTTTCTAAGGTAGCAGCTAACTTGGCAGCGTTATCACTAGCTTTTTTAATCTTTTTAACTTCTCTAGCTTCTTTAATCTTAGAAACTTTCTCTGCGCCTTTACCACCAGTAACAGCTTTATCTGTAAATTTAGCAGTTCCTTTTAAAGCTCCATATCCAAGAGCAATTCCTCGACCTATAAAAACTAAAGGTTCTAAAAATAAATCTGCACTTAATCCCGCGCCTACTACATAAGCTGCTCTCATATGAGCATTTTCTGGTCTAGCCAACCAGTTCATAAAAGAAAAATCACTTGAATATTTTATATGTTTTTCAAATAATTCTCTTTCTTCTTTAGGCATTTCTTTGCCAACAAGTTTATATCCTGCTAACTCAGATTCATATTTACTTTTCCACTTAGCTTTATCAGATAAAAAGTTTGCTCCGTACTTTTGTTCATCAGCATATATCTTATCAAAAGCTTCATTCTGAGCTTCCATAAAACTTGTTTTTACTTTATGGTCTGGATTATTCCAGATTTCATATGCTACTTCTGCTGCATCAGCAAATCCTTTATCTTCTATAACCTGTTTAGAAGTTGTATCACGAGTAAGAATTTCTATTAGCGTACCTCTTGCTATTTCACCTGGAAATAGTATTTTTTCTATAAGACCTCTATCTCTATCTTCTTGTATAGGTACTGTTGTTCTTTCTACAGGACCTTCAGGTTCTTTATTAAGAGGAGATGGAATTGTAATTTGTTTTCCGCCTACAGTAAAGTTTAATTCTTCAGCACCAACAGTGCCAGTTATACCTAGTAAAC